ATATTGCTTCTGTTGTATTTGCTAATCCTGATGAATCAAAATCAGTAGTAATCTCTGTATCTGTACTACTATTAACTAAAACATTTACTACTCTTTGAGTTGAATTCCAATCACTAATAGAATAGCCTGATAATACAACATTTTTATCTACAGTATAGAGACTTGACCAATCCCCATCTACTTTATAAATAGTTGGTTTGTGCCATGAATGTGTGCCTGAACCATCATCTGTCCATAATATATCTGCACCACCTGAAGTTAATGCAAGTTTAAATGTATTAGTTGTTTTATTAACAACATAATAATTTGTACTTAAACTTAGTCCAGTAGGTAAAGTTCCTGTTGTAGTTAATTGGATTATATCAGTATTACTTAATCCGTGAGCAGTTGGGCTACCGACAGCACCATTGGTAAATAATATATGATTCCCTGAATCTGCTACTTCATCACCTGAACTATCACTAACAACAGCTACAGCTTTAGCAGTTGATTGTGAAGTATTAATAATTTTTCTATATATTGATCCACCTAATACATGTTCTGACCATGCTTTAAATTCTTGACCTCTATCATAACTTAATGTTAATAATCGTCCATCTGCCATCATTATCCAGATTAAGTTATTAGGTCTTTCTTGCCATACCATCTTTTTAATTTCAGAGGTTTTAATAATATCATAACCTTTCATTGATATTTTACTAGCTAACCATTGATTAGCTGAACCTCCTTCTAACTCCAGCGATTGTACGTCTTTACCTCCAATTTGAGCATATAACAAAGCATTTGATACAACAATTGGTGCTGTATTAGTTGCAGAAAACGATGTTTCTCTATTAATAGTAAATCTAAATGGTGTAACTGATAAATTTGTTTCTGATCCATAAAGCATATATACACCAGCAGAAGTACCCATTGTCAACTTTTTAGATTCTGCTAACCATTTTATTTCATCTAATGTATCAGAATCTAATGTAAATGTGAGTGCGCTGGAATCAACTATTACTTCTGTTGCTACACCATCAGTAAATGATTGTTGACTGCCTTGATCTGCAAGAACAGTTGGAGCAAAAGAATAAAATTGTGCTGTTTCTGATAACCATATTGTTGAAGGTTGAATA